TTCAATTTCTAATAATTCTGATTGAATCCTTTTTATTTCAATCTCCATCAACGCAAAGGTCTCATCTGTGAAACGACCACCTTTAAACGCTTTCAAGAGTTTCTCTAGCCTATTTGCTAATTGCTCTTTCTTAACTTCACTTTTAACTGAGATAGTTGGTGTCTCTGGGTTTGCTGCCCATAATACGGCACTACCTTCGTAAAGTTTAAGTTCACTTATTGTTCTTATTCCGTTTTTATCTACGCTTGAATTAATTGTGCTAAATCCAATTGAGTGCTGATTGATAAGACCTGCATCGTACATCTTAATCATATCTTCTCCTGTTTCAGTTTCTACTATTGGAGTGATTGCGATTAGCATATCTCCCTCAATGTATAATTGCTCTGGCTTACCTATTACGGCTTCCATTTCAGCACAATGATCTACTAAAGACCATATTAAGTTTTTACCTGATGGACCTCTTTCTTTTAGAGTTTTAGTAAAGGCTTCAGGAACTATAATATCATTATCTAAATCAATGTTGCCTGTTCTTGCCCAAACTGCTTTAACTCTACGAGTTTCAGTATCAACATCCATTACTTCGTAACCGATATCTTGTTTTTCAACAATAGTATCTTTTGATGCGTATGTTTTCATATTGACAAAGTTATTATTTTTTTTGTTATTCTATTAATGATGCTATAAGTTTTGATATTGCTTGACCCATTACATTTTGCAAGGCATTCCAAATAACTCCGATTCTACCCATTGGAGGGTTATCTACTAAAGTTAAAAGTTTGCCATTTGCACCTCTTACTGCCTCGTATCCTAAAGTACATCTGCAATTACAAACATTGGCAGCACTTGCTTTGGAATCGCAAGGATGGTCCATTAGTTCATAACCTAAGCCTACTTGATTATTAGGAACTTGAAATTGCTTCTCCATAGGTAGTTTAGTTCCATCCATACTTAAATGGTCAGTGTGGTCTCTTGGCTCTCTCCTTGTTCTGTTATCTCTAGTTGCAATCCACTCTTTGATAGTTACTAATCCTGTACTTGTTGCACCTACCATAGAACCTATGTTTGCTGCTCTGCCTGTTTCTGTTCTAGCAATAAGTTCTGCTCTATAATCGGTAATGCCTGAAGTTCTAAGCAATGCAATTGTCTCTGGCAAAGTATAATTCTTTTGAGCAGACTCAACTAAGAATCTTCTTATTTGTTCTTTGGTTGTATCGGTAATATCTGCTGCTAATTGGTCTAAGCCATCGTTTTGTAGGACTTGGATAATAGCATACTGAAAAGCATCTGTTTTGGCAGACTTGTACTCCATAGGCACATAAACGCCCTTTACAGACTTTTTAACGGCACTTTCGCTTATTAGAGCCATCTTAGTACCCATAGCCAAATGGAGCTTATAAATCGTCTTTTTTAGGGCTTTATCGCTAATTTTATTGTAGTCTAGGGTACGGCAATATGTATTCACCTGATTTTGCAGTTCTTTCTTGAACTTAGGCGAATATTGTTTTAAGGCATTAGCATAGAGTTTCCTGTAATCTTGCCAAATCATTTTATGGGTTTAGGTTGTCAGGAATATTCAAAGGTTGAAATTGGTCAGTAGGTTGCAAAGATGAAGGAATATAAAGTTTCTCCATTTCCTCTTGTGGAATATAGTCTGGAGTTTTAATACCCATAATCTCATTCTTTTGAGAAGGTGGAATCCACCAAGCAGTATTTAACCAAGCAACTTGCTCTGTTTTATTTGCCTCTAATTCTTGATAGACTTGAATATCGTAACCTACATACAATCCACTATTTCTATAACCCCAGTCAGTATGTAATTTTCTATTTAAGTTATCTGTCAAAGAATCTAATAAAGGAATAGCACATCTTAAAGTTAATGCCTTCTCTCCCTCTATTTGGTTATTGTAAGTCTTGTTATCAGCATCGTTTAATAGTTGAGATGGTACTCCGTAAATATTACAAAGTGCCTTCATATCCCATTTCTCTGATTCAATAATATTAAGTTCAACAGGGCTTAAACCTATTTGTTTCCAGTCTACCTTATAACCACTTACTGCAATAGAGTTAAAATTAGCTGCACCACCTTTCTCGCTTACTGCTCTCTTTAGTGCTTGTGCTTGTGCTTGTCCACTTGTAGGGTCGAACCTTTCATCGTTCATAAATAGAACCCCTGCTGGTCCACCATTTTGGAATGATGCAACGGCAGCAGTCTTAGCTTCGTTACTTCTAGTTAAAGTTCTTGCAGCTGCAAGTAAAGGACTTTGTCCGTATAATTGACCACCTGTAACTGTCCACTCAGGATTGAAGTATTTGTCGTGTAATATTTCTTTAGGGTCAAAGGACCACATTGCTCCGTAGTATAATTGGTAGCCAACTCTGGTAGGTGGGAACATTTCGATATTTGCAATAATAGCCATATACTGAGCAGGTAAAGCAAATAGTTCAAACGGCTTACCTTGATTGTTTCCTGTTTCAATAAGTTTTCCATATATAAATGAATTTCCAGTTATTAACTTAAATCCACACCATTGCTCAACTAAATCTGCCCAAGTATCTTCTCCATTAGGATATTTTAATAGGTCGTTAAGTCTTTGGTCTCCTGTATATATCTCAAATGCTTTCTTATGTAAATCGTTTACCTCTTGCCAGTTAGTAATCTTATCAGGTTGTTTCATTAATGACTTGTATCTTTTTGCAGATACTTCATCTTTAACTTTATATACATGAAATGGAGCAAGTTTTGCTTTATCAGTAATTAATTTTACAATTGAGTAAACTATATCGTTAGCTATATATCCATCTCTTACGAATGCTCTTGAATCACCACCTTGCCAAGTAACGATTCCACGTTGAATTGCCACACTTGTATCAAAAGGAATATTAGGTAATAGAGTGTTTATCTTCTTTTTAGTTAAGAAGTCGAAAAATGCCATATTATTAGAATTTAAACAAAGTTATGATTTTTACATCAAAATACACTTACTTGAAATCTTGGTGAATATTCAAAGAACATTCTCATAGCTAAACAATCACTAAAATCAGGAGAACGACCTATTGCTGCTTTAACTTTATCTTTAGGAATTACTCCTTTTTTCATATCGTTATCTACCGACTTTTGTTTTACTTGCTCTAGTTCCTGAATAATAGTTTGTTTTTGTTTACCATCTGCCTGAATGTAAAGTTCTGCTTTGTTGACCATATCTGCTAATTTAAAATAGCATTGAGACTTTAGGTTATCAAAGTTTTCCTTTTGTCTTGTTACAGGGTTTACTAATGGAGAACTATTATTGACAAATCCTTTGCACCTAAGAATATCTACAACCCCACCTCCTACTCCATCTTCATCGCAAACAATGTTAGATGTAGGAACTTTATGTTCTGTTGCAAAGTTCTTTATAAGTTCAGCGACCTCAACAACCGATTTACCATTGAATTGATAAAACCTAACGCGAAAGCCACTCCATATACCAATGACAGTACTATCATTCCCAAAACGTGCCACATCGCAAGTAATATAAGAATCTCCAATAGGAACAAACGTATTGGTAAAAGAATCAAGTATTTTATCATAGTCTATAAGTTGTGCAGGGTCATCCAAGTATTCCCAGTTACCAAACAAAAGCCTCTCCTTTGATACACTATCCAAAGTTAATAAGTTCTCTTTGTAGTGCTTAGAGATAAAAGGATTGTCATCTATTAGGGAAGTTATAAATCTTTTATTCTTAGATATCGTGCCTTCTTGCTCTGGCTTGTAGAACTCCGAGTAGGTCCAGTTCTTTGCTGGGTTACAAGTGTAAAGAATCTTAGGCACTAAATCGTTTTGATCTAGTTGGAATCTTATCCTTGACTTGATAATATTTCTAGCCTTGTCATCTACTTGATTAGCCTCATCAATAAAAGCATCGGTAATCTCTAGTGAACCTAATTCATCAAAGTTAGGGTCGGAAGGGTAGGAGTAAAGGTCTTTGAGTAGGATAGTAGAACCATTAGGAAATTCTATTGTAGAAGATTGAGCATTGAATTTAAAATGCTTGTTGGCTTCTAATCCTTGCATTTTAGCTATCTGAAAGAAGGAGACTAAGGTAGTTTCTTTTAGGGTTTTTAACACGGCTCTCCCAATTAGTCCTCTTGTATTGGGATATTTTAATCTTTGTTTAAGCTGCCAATAGCAACCTAAGGCAGTCTTTCCACCACCTGCTCCTCCTCCAAATAGAATCTCATTTGTTGTTTTATCTTCTAATAGGTCTAAAGCAGTTGTTTGTTTTATGGATAATTCCATTATAGGCTTCCTGTTTTTTCAACGTAAGTTTTCTTCTCCTCCCAATTTACTTGCAGTCCTCCAGATAGTTCTATCTCATTGGTTTGTTTTGCTCTGCCTTCTAATCTATCAAGTATCTCCTGATAAGCCTTTAAATCACCTTTAAATGCCTTTTGCAGTACCATCATATCTAATTGCTCTGCCACAGTAAACTCTTCTTTCTCTCCTGTAATAGGATTAGTTTTTACTTGGACTAGTTCTAATAATCTTAGCAATCTAGTCTTGCTATTAGGTATTCCTTTAGGTCTGCCATTAGGGTTTCTAATTTCCCCTTTTTGAGCAGGTATTAAATTTTGTTCGTTCGCCATATTCTCTAATCTCTTTCTTAATTATTACAAAGTTACTCCACAATTAGGACAAGTCTTGCCACCTTTAGCATTATCCTTTGGTTCTTCTATATCATTGTTAGCAAAAGCTGGTATATCTAAACCCCATTCATCAAGTTCTATAATGTTCCATTCATTAGCTAAAGCATCCCAGTCGTGTTCACCAAATGAAATGTTATCCTTAATAATAAATTCTTTCTTTTGTGCCTCGGTTAGATTGTTTGCGTGTATTACTGGAACATCCGTTAGCCCAGCTTCAAGACAAGCCTTTAGCCTCATATTGCCACCTAAAACTATATTGTTCTCATCTATAACAATAGGTCTTAGTTCTAACATTTGGGGGAATTCCTGAATAGACTTTACAAGTTGTTTAAACTTATGGTCCTTAATAAATCTAGGGTTATTAGGATTTGATTTTATTTCGGTAATTAGCATTATCTGTTTTTTGTTGGTGTTCGTATTGAAATTATACTATCTACTTTTTTTTCTAAATTGTGATAACCAACTGATTTGCCACATTTAGTGCATTTGAATTTAGTTTGTTTTATCTCAGCGAACCATACATAGCCTTCGGTAACTGTACCACATTTACAAGTATATAGCTTCTTTCCGTATGTGTTTTTCATTATCTGCCTTGTCGGTTATAAGGTTTAGTAGGTTTGTCTTTAGGACCAGAAGTCTTTTTAGCCTTTCCTTTTTTTCTTGACCCAAAGGAAACCTTGCCATTAGGATTTAGTTTCGCCATATTTATTTATTAATTCGTTTAACTCTGTTCTAGTCCATTTCTTAATTAGTCTGGACTGACTTTCTAAGTGTATTACCATTCTTTCGCCTATTTTATCTATTAGGTTTTTTCGATAACCTATTAGGTGAAATTGGTCGAACCCATTACAAGCCTTGCACTCTCCGTTTACATTATACTCATCAAATCTTAAAGCTGAACTATTCTTGACAGGCACATAATGACCTGCATCCATTTGGGAGGTATCTTTAGTAGAGCCACACGATATGCAAGTAAAGTAACCATTTTGACTATCTCTTTGTCGTATATAACGATTAAAAATTGTTTGTGTCTTTCCTGTAAGTTTTGGAATGGTTTGTAATGCCATAGCACAAAATTAGATTATTTCTTAATACGGAACGCTATTTGTCTATTTTGGTACTCAAATCTTTTTTTCTTGACTGGGTTTAGGCTTTCCTTTATTTGGTATTCATTTACTCCAGTTACTCTTTTTGCGTAGGCTACCGACTTAAACTCTATTTCCTCTTTTGTATCTATAAATATTAATCTTATTGGTTGTGCGTTCTCGTGTCCTCTTATCTTACTCATACAGTTCTTTTATTTCAACATAAATCATTACAGAGCAGTAAACCAATAGGAATACTGGAACTGAGATAAAAAAGAATTTAATCATTCCTAAAGTTTCTTTCATTTGTCTTTGTTTAATGGTGCGTTAATCATTTCGTAAATTATCCAAATCCAAAGGATAATAAATACTATTATAGTTTCTATCATAATTCGTTATCGTAATAAAGTTTAAGGGAATATTTTTTACATTGCTGCCTCATAGTTTCCTCATCTACTAACATATCCTCTGGCTTCTTAGCCTGTGCCAAATGGTAGGCTTTTACTTTAGATTTTATGTACTCAGCTTTATCAGGGGTTATCTTTAGTAGCTTCCGTTTCCATAGGTAATCAAAGCATTGATAGTTTAGGAATCGCCAGTCCTTTTTAGATGTTTTCCAATACTCGGCTTCCTCTCGCATTACTTGTTCTTCATCTACTTGCATTTCTATTTGTTTAGGTTGTTCTGGTTCTATTTTGTTTCTTACTTGTACTGCTATCTTTTTATAGGCATTCATTACCTCGCCAATTAACTTAGGGCTAAAGTTTATATGATTGCCAATAGTAAACTTATCCTCTGCAAACATCTTAAATGCTACTCCTAATTCCTTTAGTTTATATTGTCCGTAAGATTCTATTGTAAAGGAAACGCATAGATTAAATATTTGATTTGTTGGTACTTGCATACCACTCAAAGCAATACAAGTCTTTAAATGCTCGGTTACTTCTATCCTTGAGCATTTGCCTATGTGCATAGATTCCATAGCCTTATAAACCTTTAGTTCATCCTTATCCAAGATTTTTAAGTCGTTCCCATTCAAGTTCTGCGTAGCTAAGTTTTGTACTAATAGTTCGTTCAATAATTTCATCGTTAAAAGATTTACTGTTTAAATAGGTTGTAGGATGTTTACGGAATTGTTTATCAGGGGTAGATTGAGCATATACTGGTGCGTGTTGTAAAGCTAAAGCCTTTTCCTCTTTATTTAAAGTTTTCCAAGCCTTTTCTGCTTTATCCCTAGATTTCTTATAATCGTATAAATCCCAAAATTCCTCAAACTGAGTATCTACAATTTTAACTTTATTTATATTTCTATTTACATCTTCATTTACATCTTCCATATGTGAGGTCATATGACCTATCGTATGTTGGTTAAGTCCTTTAATATTATTCCTTCTAGACTGAGTAAACGACATTCTTTTATCTTTTTCTTGATCTAAACGGATATTATACCATAAACCTTGCTCATCTTGAACAAATTTGCACCTGATAGATTCCCATAGTTGACCTATGAGTTGACCTATCATATGTGAGGTCATATGACCTCGATTAAACTGAAGCATTAAAATTTCTATGTATGCACCTTTTTCCTCAAAGGTCATACCCATAGTACCACCTATGTAATCATTGGGGTAAAATAAAAAAGCAGGGTCTTTAGCCATAAAATAAAAAAGCCCCATTGAATCCCTACCAGTCGGATTGGTAGTTCATCGCAAGGGCAATAAGTTCTTAATGAGTATCCGACACTCGTTACAAATTTACTAAACATTTACCAAATCCTCAAAACTTTGTACTGTTTTAAATATCTCATAAGCTACCTGAGGAACTATTGCGTTTCCGTATGCTTTGATTGATTCTTTTCGCCATTTAGGAAAGGTAATGTTGTCCAGTTCTCTGGGAAGCCCATCATCTCCCCCACAAATTGGGGATTGAGTTGGAAACCTTGACCAGCCATTTGTCTCAAACTGGTTTTTAAAACTACTCCCTTTTCCTTGTGTCTTTCTTTCGCTTTCTGTAATGTTTCTTCGCTTCTGGCTGTGTTCCAATCGAAACTGTTCGGAGTTGGTAACATCTTTGCTCTTGCCAGTTGACCCAATGTTATTCCGTAATTTGTTCCAGTTGTATGACTTTTGTTCTTTATTTTGCCATTCTCCATTGTTGTTGATCTCCCTGTATCGCTTCTTGTTGTTGGTGTCGGAAGTAATGAATGAATTTGCGTTGCCAGATTCGGCATTTTTGTTCCATTCGGATACTTTTCCATTCTCTTTTGAAACTTGTTCAAATCTTGAACTTGCTCCATTGTAGTTGGAGTAAGCAACAAACCAGATTCTATATCGTTGGTGTGGCGCATTGACACCTGCAGCTGGAATAAGAAACGATTGTACTTCATATCCTTCCCTTTCCAAGTCATCATACACCTCGTTGAATACCATCCCTTCATTCCAATTAACAAGTCCACGAACATTTTCGCCAATAACCCATCTGGGTTTGACTTCTTTAATGCAGCGCAACATATGTGGAAAGAGATGTCTTTCATCGGCTTTCCCAAGTCTTTTTCCTGCACTTGAATAGGGTTGGCAAGGGAACCCGCCTGTAAGAACATCAATTTGCCCTGCGTGAATTGAGAAGTCTGTTTTGGTAATGTCATTGTAAGATTTTGAATTTGGGAAATGGTGGGCTAAAACTCTTTGACCAAAAGGATTCCATTCGCAATGAAATATATTATCCCATCCTATCCATTCGGCTGCTAAGTCAAACCCACCTATTCCACTAAATAATGATGCGTGTGTCATTTTATTGAATATTGTGCAACCTGCTTGTTATTCTCTAGCTTAATAATCTTAGTTGTTATATTCATTCCATCATTCCTTAGATCAGATATTCTGGCTGCTAATCTAAAGCATCCGAATTTAGTTAATGCATCAAGAGTAGTTAGCTTTTTACCTTTGTTTAGGTAGTCTGCTATTTGTTTGTTTTGGCTCATAGTTTTTGTTTTTAGATAGTTAATTAAAACGGCAAGTCATCTTCGCTTTCCTGTTGGTTTACTGGAGATGCGTACTCCATTTTTGTTTCGGCTTTAGGCTTGTAATCATTAGGATAGATTTTGTAATCTGGTTCTTTTGATTCAGGCTTTTTAAATTGATTTACCCACATTGAATAGCGTTTGTCCTCAATTGTAAATTCAATTACTTCTCCTTTTGATGTTGTTTTTTTCCAAGCACCATAGTTTTGTTTCTTTTCCATTTTTATTTGTTTTGTTTATTAATTTGTTCTTCTTCTAATTGGTTTTCTGCATCTTGATCCTTTTGTATTTCTTCTTCATCTTCTTCCTCCCAGTCGCAATGTTCCATACATTCAGGACAAATTCCTATTTCATCCATATCGGTTTCTGCTCCACAGCAAGTACTTATAGCCATATTAATTGTTTTTAGTTTTAAAATAATTTATTTCTTCGTTCTTAATATCCAAAGCTAATCTTAACGCAGCGTTTAATGTTCTTAGTACATAGTTTTCGCTTGACATAGTTGTAGCTTCAATATCCTTAATTGATTTATTTAATTGACCTATCATTAAGTCAATGCTAGGAAATTCATTCATAGTTTTCGTATTGTTCAGTCCAATCATTCATTCGTAAGAATGACTTAGGCTGGGTTAATAATGGGGTTGATGAGTAATGTTTAGTCTTGTATTCCTTTAGGTTTTGTTTGGCTTTTACAAGTTCTTGATAGGTTTCATTTATCCAAAACTTATGACAAGCACTATGTTTCCATTCCCAATAAGAAACCAAATCTCTTAGCTTTATTAGTTTTTGATCTATCATAGTTTAGTTTTTTTGCTAGTGAATAATGCAGTTATCCCTTCATTCATTAAATCCTTATTTAAGCCGTGTAGCTTAGTTAATTCAGCAATAGATTCGCACATATCAATAGCTAATGTTAGGTCCAGTATCGATTTATGTTTCTTAATAAATACTGAGGCAGTTTTCTCTCCAGAGGCATCGGTATCTTTATCAGTTACCAACCCAAGAGCAGCACTTAAAGCATATCTCCTGTAATAGGTTATCCCACTTCCGAAAGATTGATACTCATTCATACCCCTAAGAGTAATTTGTGGGATCGTTGCATTTGATTCAATTGCCTCTCCACTAATAGTGTGAAAGATAATTGTCTTTAAGCCATCTTCAATTAAAAGCTGGGTAAATCCTAGATTGTGTTTCTTGAGTATCGGATTGATTACTTCAAGGATTGTAGGGAAGTCGGCATAGGTGTAATTATGACCAGTTGTTCCCTTGTGTATTACAGGGCAATCCTGTTGAAAGGATGCTAAAGCCTTGTAAATGTTGATAAGTGAATTTGTTTGTAAGTTAATCATACTATTGGTTTTTGGTAAATAATAATTAAAATTAAGACTATTTTGTTAATAAGTCAAATTATTTATAATCTTTTTTATTTCTGCTAATTCATCAGAAACATCGGTATCATAGTTAAGTGTTAAAGTATTGTTAATTATCTTAATAGAGTGTAAAATCGTACTATGGTCTCTATTAAATATCTTTCCAATGGCACTTAATTTAAAGTCTGTTTCGGTCCTAATTATATAAATGGATATAAATCTTGCTTTTACTATTTCTCTCTTTCGGCTCTTGCCTGTTACATCTTCAAAAGTCAAAGAGTAGTATTTGCATATCTCCTTAATTATATTATCTACATAATTTATCTTTTCTTTCATCGCCTTTTGCCTTTCTCGTAGGCTTGGCATTGACCAGTAGTTCATTGTTTTCTAGTTTAAGTTTTTTAATTTGGTTTCTCAGCATCTCATTCTCTACCTCTAAAATGTAGATTTCTCTTTGCAAGTCAAACTTGGTATTGTCTATGTAACTCATACTAAAAATGTAAAAGGTTTATTGGTAACATAAAATCCTCTGTTATCTCATAAAGGTCTAGTATAAGAAAATGATAAGACTTTAAGATTCTCTTTTGAACCAAATTCATTCTAGCAATCTTAATAAGGTAGTCATCTTCATATTTGTTCATTAGCTTAATTGGATTATCCCAAGTTGCTCCCCTCCATTTGGTTAGGTCTGATTCAATGCTAGATTGCCTTGCTTGAGCCTTCTTAAGCAGTTCTAGTAAGCAAGTTGCTCTTTGATGTAGTTTAAGTTGTTTTCCTTGATAGATTAATGGTTGCATAGTTTAGTTTTTAGATTCGTAATATTTTTGTACGATAATTGATACTAATTTGCTTGGTGCTAAATACATCTTTTTAGCTTCAGCATCTACTTTCTTTTTAATTGATTCTGGTAGTCGGATGCAGACTACTTCTTTTTTTTCTGTTTTCATAGGTTTAAATGTTTTGCAAAATTGCAGTTACGATAAAAGCAAAAATGATAATCACGATTGCTTGGAAGTTCCTGTTTTGTTCTTGGTTCATAATTTAGATTTTTTCGATTGAGATAATGATTTGATTGTTTACTAAGTCAATAGTCCTAAACTTTACTACGAAGAACTTAGTATCTTCTATTGTATAGTCTAAATAAATGTTATCCCCTGATTGTGGGATAAAGTTCCCATTGTAGGGATAAAAGTTTGTATTAAGGCTTAATAGTGTTTTCATACTAATTTGGTTTTGTTTCAACAAAGATACAAACAATTACAATACAAACAATAAATTATTAAAATTTCTTTTTATCGGTCATAAATGAGGCTATTATCGGTCATTTACGGCTCAAAGTTGCCTTATTGGGTAACTTTTATGATTGGAAAAGTTTACTATTAGCGAACTTTTGTAACCAAATTGGGAACATTATACCATAATTAGTACAATAGTAAAGTTATAACTTGACTAATGTTATAATGTAGTAAAGCTATAAATTGACTAAAGGGCAAAAAAAAGGGAGGCAACGTAGAAACGTACCTCCGTAACCATTAGTATATCTGTATACAAATATAATAAAAACTCCCCAGCTTTTTAGGGCTAGGGAGAACCTGATATGAACCAAGAAAAAACAACCTAAATTGATCCATCCTGTAAAGGCAAGTCGATTGTATCATCAATTTTGCGATACCCTTCCTTCCACAAGACCTTAGTCAAAGTTACACTTTTGCGAATTATCGTTTTTTCATCATCCATTGGGTTAATATAGTGCATTAGTTCGTGTAATAATACCTCAAGCATTTTGCGACCTTTAAGCCTTTCATCAATCTCTATAATACCATCGCTAGAACAAATACCATAAGCCTGTTCCTTACCAAGTTTGCGATATATTATTTTTATTTTCACGATTTAAGTAAGGCTTCATCTGGTCTTTCAATCTCCTTTACTACGATTCTATTGCCACCTCTTATCTTGGCTAACATCTTAGAAACTGATTCTACTTCGCTAACCATTTCCTGATACTTCTTTACTAACCAAACTTCCTGTTCGCTTAAATTCAGTTTATTCCAATTCTTAGGCATCTTCATAGTTTATTATTTAAAATACTTTTCCTTTTGTAATTCTCTTATTATGAACTCTATAATCTCCGTTTGTCTCTTTCTCTAGTAAAGCAAATCCTGCGTTATACTGGTCTACGTGCTTACAATACTCAACGTTTGGATGCATTAGCATTCCAGTAGTCCAACAAGTAAACATTTCGCCATCAAATTGGTTCTTTGTCGTGTACTCGCTTGTCCTATGAACGTGGGATGCAATAGCCGATTGCTTAACCCTATCGTAAAGGGTCTTAGCAGGGCTTACACCACTTCCTCTTTTAAAAGTAGTATCTCCGTGTATTATTGGCAACTTGCCAAATTTAACGTGATCTAAGTTCTTTAGAGGCTTTATCCCAAATTCATTTAGCTTTAACAAATCTTCTAACTCGAACAGTTGCAAACTTAACAATTCTGGTGCTTTTGTCCTCATATATCTTTCGTAGCGAAATTCGTGATTTGCATCTAGATTGTAATAAATAATTAAATCAGGGAATGATCTTCTAATAAATCCTAGCATCTCTAATATGCTTTCGTATTCATCACTAAAGTTTCTTACTCTTGGGTCTTTTTGGAAGTCGCTTAATTGGTAGAAATCTACTAAGTCGCCATTGATAAATAAAGTATCAATCCCCTCCTTATTTAGGTAGTCAAAGCAAACATCAATAGCCTTAGGGTCGTGGAATGGTACTTGAATATCACTAATAAATCCCATTTTCTTAATGCCTAATGGTAGATCAAATACAACCTTTTCCTCTGCCCAAGTATCAGGTTGAACAAAATGACTGCATCCTCTTTTAGTCTTTTCTAAGTATTCTTTATTGTTTACGGATTGTTTGACTGGACCAGTCTTGCCTCTATAATAGCGAATTAAATAACGGATATTCTCTTTGTCCGTAAAATGATTCTTGTTCTCTTTTAGGATTAAAGTAGCTAATGTATTGCTAGGCATCCACGCAGGATACTTTGCTAAGTAGTCAAGTACAATTTGACCACTCATTGTTGTTTTACTTCCAGCCATATTTTAGGTTTTTGGTTTATGCTAACGAATCGCGAATCAAGTCTGCCTCTGCTTCCCTTCTCACTACCAACCCATCGAGATTTTTATGTTCCCAATGTCTTTTACTCTTTTCAATCTCCTCTGCTATTCCTTCATAATCCTTGTTCTTAACCATTTCAACAATGGCTTTCATTTCAGCTCTTGAATCTCCTTCTAATTTGTTCCCTCTATTGTAAACCATAGAAACCAACGCACCTTGAGTGTCCTCATTTAACGTTTCTAGTTCTGGGTAGATTGCCTTAGTCATTTTAAAATACTTAGGTATCGAACACTTAACGAATACTTCGTATGCAATATTGTATGAGATTTTAACTTGTAATAATTCCCCTCTAAGCATTTGCTTAGCTTGTATGCCCTTAAGTCCAATAGTCTTTCTTAATGGCTCTAAAAAGTTAGGAGTAAGTTTATTCCCCCAGTCTTGAAAGAACTGCTTTTCGTTTACATAGCCAACATCATAACCCATTCCTATTGTGATACCTGATTCGCCACCTGCCCAAATAGGAGATTGTAATTTCTTGTCGTAGTATGCTCTACCACCAACTTCAAATTGAATAATTAGGTCTATTGCTTTTTTACTTAACATAAAAATAATATTAGTAAAACAACCCAAAGAATAATAGCACCCTTTAAGATTGTTTGTTGTTTCATTTTGTAAATTTATCTATTGTAGCAAATCCCATACAAGCACAAACCAAATAAAATACCAACTCTCCTAGTTTTACATCCTTAGTCCATAAGTAAGTACCAAATAGAATAAAAGCACCAATTGTCGCAATTATCCTTTTATGGCTGATTGAACCTCTTTCATCTGCCAACATATTTTTAATAAAGTTTCGCATAGTAACCGATTGAATATTGATTAGTAGTAGCCGATAATGTAAATAAGCCCTTTTTAGGCACTTTAAATCCTAAGCCAACTCCTATCCCCACTTTATTGTCAAATGTCCTTAAATCGGCTAATACACCCCAATAAAGCTCATTTTTGGATGGTATTGTCCTAATGGTTTCCAATTTTATCGTTTTTTGACTTATGTCTGCGTAAAACCCCCTATTTTGAACCCTATTTTTGGAGATGGTATCGTTAATAATAAAAGTGCTTGAATCTATCTTAATCGTGTCCGAGTATGCTCGTACGTACGCATAATCTTGAACTATACGTACAGTATCGTGTACAATGGTCGTATCAATACCTAAAACGACAAAAGGGATAGAATCCCCTTTAATATATTTCTTCGTTATGTCGTGCTTATAAATAGTATCGATATGCGTTACTATTGTAGGCTCATTTCCGATGTATCTTCCGTTAAATATGAAGATAAGAACTACTGCAATCACCAAAGTAATTACAATGTCTCTCATTATCTGTCTTGTTTATTTTGTAAATCAATAGACAAGGCATTTAAAGTAGCTTGTATCTGGTCAAGTTTCTTAGCAATAATATCATCTTGTTTCTCAACCATACTTACCCTTACTTCTAGTTCTTTTAGTTTAAGGCTAACCTTAACATAAATACTTACTAATCCAATAAGGATAAATATGGCTTGTCCTGCTATAAAAATGACTACTGATTGCATTAGTCCACTTTTGCTTCCTCTACTTGAGGATTTTGTTCTGCATTCAATTTACCTAAAAACTGCAATAATGGTAAGCCATAAGCAGTAGGAATCGTGTTAATAAATGCTTCTAATTCTTTGATTTGTTGCTCGTTGATTGTTATCATAATATTGATTTTTTACAAATATAAGTATTATTCAGATACATTTGAAATTTCCGTAACTGGAGGAACATAATCTCCTATGATTGTTAACCCTAGTTGAGTTGCTGCCCATTCGTAAGCATAAGAGTTTGAATCAGCACTACTACAATAACTTGCATATTCTACCCCAGCCATTGTTATACTTCCGTCTGCTACTTGGAAATTAGGATTTACATATAATTGGAAATAGAATATAGCACTATCTACTAAGTTGTCGCTTGTACTTGTCAAGTTAAATAGCGTAGCTGATTCTATTTTGCCGTTGTACCATATAGATACAGGTTGTATTATTTTCATATTATTTACTTAATAATGTTTGAATTTGTGTTTTTAATTCATCTATTTGATATTGTTGCTCTTGAATTGCTTTAATAAGTATATATGGCAAAACTGAAACTTGAATTCCTTTATATATTTCTCCATCTTTTTGCTTTCTACTTTCATTTACAATATCAGGGATACATTCTTCTACCTCTTGTGCAATCATACCAAATTCTAATGCACTACCATCTTGTTGGTCATTCCAATTATAAGTTACTATATTTAATCCTAATACTTTATCTAAATAGGTATCAGTTACTTTATTAATATTTTTCTTTAATCTTTTATCAGATAAAGTTAAAATAGTTCCGTTACCATATACATAGAATTTATCTGCACCACCTGTTGCTGCTATATAATGATAGCTTGATGTGTTATTAGCATTTGCACCTAATGAAGTAACCATACCATAATCACCACTAGCATTATTTCTAGTATTATTAATTTGAACTACTTCTCCAGCTTTACTTGCAGTAAATACACCAGTAACAGCACTTAAAAGACCTTCAGCTGAAATAGCCATTACTGCTGAACCAGCTCCATTTCTACCAAACATTATATATTTACCAGAACCAGTTGGAGCTTGAACTTGTAAAGCTATATCTGTATCATCATTTGGTCCATTGATAGTTAACCTACTTGTAAATTTAGATGCACCTGTTGAAAGTGAAATTTTTAAACCTTTTGCTCCTGTTACCCAATCTGTTAAATATAATGTATCATCAGAAGCACCTGAACCAACAAATCCATCTGATGAACCAGTTAATCTAATATTACCATTTGATAGACCTGCTGTTAAAGTTCCTACAAATCTTCCACTACCATTTACATCTAAATCATAAGATGGAGTTCCTGTTTTTACACCTATTCTATTATTAGTTCCTGTAATATACATTGCTGGAGTACCATTTACTCCACTTGTAGTAGCAGTATAAAAAGCCATATCAGTACCATAGTTTCCACCAAATCCCTTAGCAACCATTTGCACTAGAGTACCACTACCCATAGTTATTTCTAATTGCCTTTTAAATCCTTCTAGATTATCACTTCTAAATCTTGTTGTATTACTTGCTACATCTAATCCTACAACTCCTGTATTAGTAGGGTTAATGTATAAACCTCCTGTTAAAGTACCTCCTGTTAAAGGAAGGTAACCTGAAATATCAGATGTTAATGCTAAAGTTCCTGAAGCATCAGGCATTGAATAAGTCCTAACAGAATTATTAGTTAATGTAGATGTACTAAAACTAAAACTTTTAAAGTTAGTAGAAGTTGTTGTTGCAGTAAATCTAAAATCAGTAGTATTTACACCAATACTTGAATTACCTAAAGTAGGAGGTTGTGTTCCTGCTACTTGTGCTAAAATAATCATACTATTTGGAGAACCAGCACTTGTGTTAACCCATAATGCACCAGATGATTTTAAAATACCATCAAAATTATTTGAACTACCATCCCATTGGTATTTAACATTACCTGCTCCATCTGCTAAGACGATGTTGTTTGACATTGTAGCAGTTCCAACATAATAACCTACAATTGTATTATTAGAACCTGTTGTAATAGAACCTCCTGCACCATATCCTATTGCAGTATTATAAGTACCAGTTGTATGTAAAGATAAAGCAGCAACTCCAATTGAAGTATTTTGACTACCAGTTGTATTTGCATTTAAAGAAGTATAACCAATTGCAATATTATTACTACCTATTGTATTTAGAGTTAAAGAATTTGAACCTAAAGCACTATTTTGAGTTCCAATTGTATTTTGCCCTAAAGAAACAAAACCAACTGCTGTATTATTACTAGAAGTAGTATTATTTGCTAAAGCATTACCACCAATTGCAGTATTGTTAGAAGCAGTAGTATTATTATATAAAGCAGAATTCCCAAGTGCAGTATTATATGAACCTGTTGTATTTGCGTTTAATGTATAAGTACCTATTGCAGTATTATATGAACCTGTTGTATTAGACATATAACTTAAAGCACCAAATCTTGCATTATTTGAACCACCAGAACCATTACCAACTCTAACTCCATCAACTAATAAATCATTTGAAAAAGTTATATCACCACTAAAAGTTTGAGTACTTTCTAATAAAGCTAAAGTACCTGTGGCTGCTGGATAAGTATAATCATAAATAGCAGCAGTTTGTAATATAAAGTTTGCACCACCTGTACCATCAGAATAACCAATACCAACGCCTGAAGATGCAGCAAATTGTGTAACATAAGTTGGGGTTGTTACTTCTAAGCCTACCTTTTTTATTAATAAATTGCTATTAAATGTAGAATTATTTGATACTACTAAACCTGATGCAGTTATTCCAAAAGCACCTAAATTAACATTTGTAGTTGCACCAGTATAAGGCACATAACCAGCTAAGCTAGGTATATCACTTGTTAAAGCTACTGTACCATCTGCATTTGGTAATGCTATTAATCTATCAATTCCAGTATTTAATCCAGTTGCTCTAAAATATAAACTTAGTGAACCACCAAATTGATTGTCTATAAGTTTTAATCTATCAGGTAAAAGTCTAAGCTGACATCCTACAGTTGCAGCAACAATATAATCATTAAGTGTACCTGACAAAGTAATAGATGAACCAGCAGTACCAGCAGTACCTAATGACAAACTATTGTTACCTAAGTTAACATTTGTTGTTGCTCCTGTGTAAGGCACATAAGAACTTAAATTACTTGTTAATGCTATTGTGCCACTTGCATTAGGAAATGTAAAAGTTCTTGGTATATTATCTGACAAACTACTTAAATCCAAAGAAGCAGTTTTTGAAGCACTTACAAAAGTGGTTAAATTTATTATATTAGCATTTGAATTTATAGCAGAATAACCAGCAGCAACTGGGAATGTTGTATTATTTTTTAATAATAAAGTTCCTGCATTTGATCCATTACCATCTAATTTTAGATTTTCAGTAAATATATTTAAACCACTAAATGTTTTATTTCCTGCAATCGTTTGTATTCCTGTTGTAATCAATCCTCTTGCACTTGCACTTGCATCTGGAATATTAAAAGTATGCGTTGCAGTTGAACTTGAGATATTAAAATCACTTCCACTTGTTCCTGTCTGAAAGAATTGATTTTGTCTTGTTAAACTATTTAAAGAAATTAATCCTTTAGAAAATGTCGTAACTACTTGACACAAATGATTATTCTCAGTATGTAAAGTAACTGTTCTACCATCTACATTTACATAGATTCTAATTGCTAATCTATCTGTAATATTCAAAGCAGCAATAGCCACAGGAATAGCAAAATAATAAGCACTTAATGTAGTTCCATTAGTTAAATACTCTGGTATAGCTTGATTTGAGCCTAATAAAGTAAAAGTTGTTCCATCGTACTTGTAAAGTTCTGCATAAACATAAGGATTATGAGCATTAGAGTTTACACTAAAATAAAACTCACAATTAAAGTTTCCAGCAGGTACTTCTAATAAAGAAGGATCATTAGCATCAGTTAAATAACTTGCTATGTAACCATTACTTGAAGCCGTAATATCAGTTCCAGCACCACTAATAGGAACTTTACTTAATTGTCTATATGCAACCCCACCTATTGTTCCTTGACTTACACTTGAGTTAAGATAATAAGAAACCGAACTACCTCCACCTGTTGATGTAGGGAAATCAGCTAAAGTACCATCTCCTCTAACATATTGAGAAGCAGCACCATTTAAGGCACTTATTACACCACTATTAGCCACTACTGGACCTTGTATGTTCCTAATCTTTGCTGCTCCTGTAACTTGTAATTGATTGCTCATATTAATTATTGAAATATTCCTCTAATAAATTCATCTACTTCTAATGCCCTACCGAAAGTAACCACCCCACTCGCACTATTAAACTTAATCTGGTCGTTTGTAGGAGTTCCTGTTGTAAGTATCTCTCTTACCTCTACTCCACCTCTTGTAAAACCTAAACAACTCTTTCCTATCATATCTGCCCAAGTAATAGTAGTCTCTCCTCCTGCTGCCGTTGCAAACTTCATATACACTTGACCATTTGCTATTACTATCACACCATTTTGATTTATTGAAGTTCCTGTTGTAGAATAAGGACCAGAACCTTGTAAACTAACCGAATAAGTGCCTATGTCCTTATAAGGAGCATTTATTTGTAAACTCGTAAGATTACAATTTCCTGCTATTATTACTAAGCCATTTACCCCATTGTCAATAGCAAATTTAATTGCTATTTGTGTTCTATTTTGTTGCGTTTGTAATAGGTATAAATATCCGTAATTATCCAAAGTTATTAAGCCATCGCAGTTTACACTCCAGTTAGCTATGTCATTCTTAAACTCTCTATACCAAGCACTTGTTTGACTTGTTACCTCTTTTTGATCTACATTAACCGAGAAAGAACAATTTGTAGAACAAGCAAAAGGAATATCGGTTGGCATTGTAGTCGTTACCTTAGCCACATTACTTCCCTGAGTGTATAAAGTAATATCTCTTGCACCTACGTTTTGAGTGTAAACAGTTACTACTATTCTATCAGTTGCATCAAGTGAAGTAGCTGGGAATGTCAATGACGTAGTATATAAAGTCTTATTTGTTGAAGTTAATATTGTGCTAGAACTTGTTGCAATAGTTGTAAATGTAGTTCCGTTGTACTTAGAAACCACAAAATAGAAAGCTGGGGAATAAGTTAAACTAAATGTAATTGAAACATAAGAACTAAAAGTCCAAGTTCCAGCAGGAATAGTAGTCATATTAGGCTTATTTACATCCGTGATAAACCTAGCTAAAACATTGTCTCCTGTGGCAGAAAAGTCAGCACTAGCACCTACATTTTCAGTAGAACTTAATTGATAGTATGAATTACCACCTATTGTGCCTTTTGACACTCCTCCGTTTAAATAGAATTGTCCATTGGGATTTTGCCAATAAAGAATCATATTATTACCTTGTACTTTATCTGCCATATTGCAAAGTTAAACTATATTAATATTTAATTGTAAGTTCCAAAATGGACCAAGTTGACCTATATCTGTTATATATGTTGGCATAATAAAGAATGGAGGTTCATATATTTGAGCATTACTTACTTCTATTAATTGAACTGAATTTAGTTCATTTACATAAGAATTTTGGCTAACTCTATTCATAATGAACTTCTTGCCATTATAAGACAAATTGCCTGTAACTGTATCAGTTGTAGTAAATACCTTATCTAAATAAACAAAATTACCACTACTTATATGCTCTCCTAGATCACATTCAACAGTTGCCACATTCTTATTTAAGTTTCTTATATTTTGATAAGTCATATAAGTAATTAAATCAATTGCAAAGTTAGGAGTACCCATTGTAGATGATGAATACCAATTCTTTAAAAATGTGCCATCTGAAGCACATAAAACACCTTTATTTGATGAATAATTAGTCAAAGTAGGATAGTTATTCCCATAAGGTTGCTCAAATACTTTTAAAGTAGATTGATCTAAATTATTCGGATTAAAATTAGCTTGTATAAATTTAACTTCACTATCCCCTCTTTGTATAATAAAGTTTTGTAATAGGGATGATTGACCTGATGCATCACATATTATCTTAAACTTTAAATACCCAAAAACTGGACTACCAGTAACAATATATGGTGGAATGTCTCTAGTATATGTAGTAAAATTTTCAGATGGGTCTATTGTTAAATTTCGTACCGAAGATTGCCATTGTCCATTAGTATCTAAATATCTAAGTCCTCCTGATGTATTGAGTGTAATTTGCAATTTAGCACCTGTTGAAGTTGTATGTTCAAAACTTAACTTAAAAGGAACTTCACCAATGTAAGGAAGGTAATAATTTGGAGCAGCTAAATTTCCATTCTCAAGACTAGCTAATCCACTTGCATTTCTTACTAAAGAAACTCTATCAAATTGACCTGCCGTATCTGGAACTATTGTAGCCGTTGAAGTACCTGTTGCACCTAAAATAAACCCAGTTGCAGTATTAGTTGGGAAAGCATTTAACTTTAAGTTTGCATTGTCGCAATAGTTTAAAGCTGATTCATAAGCACCTCTGCCTTGTATATTATAAAATCCTTTCTTATATAGCTTTATTTGACTATTATTTATAAAATGCACATTTCCATCTGCATAAGGTAAAATGTTAACTGTATTACTTAAAACACCACTACTTGTAATTGTAGGAGTAGATAAAATATTATATTTAGTATAATAATTTGTAGCAGATGCCATTTCATTCATTGAGCATATCCACCAATCTCCATTAGCTTGAAACATTCTACAATTAAATGATGTCATTATTTTTCCAATAATATCATAATAAGACTCATTCATAAAATCCCTTCTATATTGGTAGATTTGGCTAAATGGCTCATTATTTGTATTTGCTGATCTATTAGCCATTCCTTCTGCAAAATATGAACAAGCGACAACTAGATTTAATACATCTGGATAAGCTAATAACTTTAAGCCATCACTAATTACATTTAATTGAGTGTCTAATTGATTAATACTATCATCTCTTACATATTCAATATTTTGTATAAAAGAGATACCATCAATACAAGTAAAGTCTGCTTGAGTTATGCCTGTTGAAAAACCCATTTGGGTATAATCATTAAACATATAACCTCTCCACATTACGTTTGTACTCTCTTTAAGTACTACATAATATTTCCTATCATCTTGACTAAGTACATTAGGGAATTGGTCATAATCATCTTGCGTTTCTAATAATATAGAAAAGTTAAGCTGAGTAGATATTATTGTAGGATATGGATATTCCTCATTTGAGTTAGGCTGAACTATTATTGATACTGGCTTATAGGTTTTAACTATCCCAGCAACATAATCTTTCTCATAAATCTCAAGTACTTGATTAGTACCATTCCTTAAGATTTGAGTTATTGTATATCTTAATCCGTAAGGCATTATGCTAAACTGATTGATTGTCCTTTAATACTTGATGCCTTTTGACTTCTATTTACTGCAAGTAGTAAATCTTGACCTCTTAATACAAATTGACCTCCAGTAATAGAATTACCACTCTTTGTTCCACTTGAAAAAGCATTACCTAACATAGTATCTAATTTTGACAAAGGCATAACTGCTTCACTTTCTCCACCCTCTCCAACCATAGCAAATGTAGGTTTGCTTACTATTCCACCTTCAGCCATTGGAGTAAATCCTAATAACTTACCTAACCCACCAAGTAATCCTCCAGTTAAGCCATTAGTTGTTCCAGCTGCTCCACCCATTCCTAAAGCAGTCATAATTCCTTTAAATATTAAGGCTTGTACTACCATTTGTGCAAGTTGAAAAACCATATCCTTAAATACATTTAAAACTGATTCTCCAATGTTATCACCACTTTGCAATGCTTGAAATACATTTCCAAGACCTTCAGCAAGGAATTTAGATGTTACTTCAGCCTCATTTAATAAATAATTAAATTTAGCTTGTTCGGTAGCTGCTAATGCAATTGCTTGTGCATCTAAAATAGCTTGAGATGGACCTTTAGTTAAAGGAGATTGAGGTGCTAATAGTGTTGGTAAAGCATTTCTTTCCTGTGGAATAAATGTTCCAACTTGTTCTGGAGTTAATTTCTTAAACTCTTTATAGTTCTTATTAACATTTATAATAGTTTTATCTAATTCTTTTGCTCCGTTAGTAACTGTATTAAATGGATTTACTGCAGCACCTTTAATTGTTTCAATTAATGATTTGTTTAAATCTTGTATTGAATTATTAAGATTAACTGCTTCATTTGCAGCACCGACATATGCTTTTTCAGCTGTGTTTATTGTTGCAGCTTGTGTTACTGAAGCATCAACATAACCATTAGTCATTGTCTTAGACCTTTCAATAGTCTTATTATACTCTTCTGCTGCTGCTATTGCTTTTTTATTAGCATCTGCTAACTTAATTGTTTTATCAGCAATTTCATCTACATATCTTGAAGTAATAGCTTGAGCAACTAAAGCCTGTGTATATAAAACTACTGCTGCTTTTGCTTGATCTGTTGTTTTGATTGTTGATGCATAGGCTTTATTTACTTTACCTAATTCATCAATAACAAACTTTAAAGCATTTGCTCTTTTATCATCTGCTATTGTAGCATCATCTGCTATATTTATATATGCTTGTAATTTTATTCCACTTTCACTTGCACTTGCTCTTGCCTTATTTAAACTTTCTGCAAACTTATCTTGTGCTTCACTAGCTTCATCTGTACCATTAATAAATTTTGCTATTTTAGGACCAAATGCGACTATTAAAGAGGAAACGACACCTAATGCAAGACCAATACCTGCTGGTCCCATTAAGCCCTTAGCCATCTCCTTTAAAGCACTACTTGCTGACCCAGTTGTTTGTTTTAAACTTTGGAATGATTCTAATAAAGGGTTTAAGTTATTCGCAATACCGATAAAACCATAAGGAGCATCCTGAGCAACCCTTGAAACATTGACTAAAGACTGATTAACTTGATTAGTTATTGGTGTTACTCTTTTAAATGCAGCACCTAATTGAGTTGTAGCAGTAACAGTTTCCTGTATATTTTGAACGGCTTGTTTATTGTCAGCCGTTATCGTAATTTTTAATGTTTCTTGTGCCATTTTATTATTTTACTCCGTACAACTTTAATGTTCTTGCTAGTTGTTCTTGCGTTAGTTTTGGCTTTTCCTCTTCTACTTCATCACTAGGCAAAGGAAAGAAAGACTTTATACTCTTAGGATTTTTATCCGTTGAATTAGACCTATAAATCATATAAGCTAAAGTTCTTGTTCTTTCCCACTCCTTTATCTGCTGATTCTCGTAAGCCTTTTTATATAATAAAAATTCCCGCCAAGTAAGTTGCCAAAACTCATTAATTGTCAAGCCAACTTCTATTGCGAGAATAATTATTGAATCCCAGCTATAAATTCCTATTTTTTTTTTCCTTTATCCTTTGTTACTTCGGCAGTTTCTTTTGTTTCAGGAACCATTGATGTCTGCATAAATTTAATAAACTCTATTAGCTGACCATCTTTTGCAGATAATCCTCCTACTTCATCTATCCAGTCGCAAACGATTACATCGTTAAACTCAATTGGTTGATTTAGTGTTTTGCATCCACTTTCGGCAGATGCTTGGATTATATGCACTATTGTTCCTAATTCAAAAGCCCCACTTGATAAAATATTGATTAAGTCTAAAAGAGATTTATTCTCTAATTCGCAAAATCTTTTCATCGCCCAAGTACCCCATTTTAAAGGGATTGTTGTGTTGTTGTTCAGTCTTAATTCAAACATAGGTTATTGGTTATACAGTTTCAGTTTGTGTAATTGGTGGAACACTTACTACGAATGTTGCAGTAAATTTAACATCATCTGCATCATCTGCTTGTACTCCAAAATCACTAATAAATACTAATGAACCAACACCACCATAAGTAATATCTCCAGAAGTTGGAGTTGCTTTACCCATTTTAATAGCAAACAAAGTCTTAGCAGCGTGAGCAGCATACAATTGTTGGTAGCTATCTTTACTTGGAGTACCTGTTTCATCAATCGCAAATCCTTCACAATCAAAAGATTGAGAAAATACTGGACTAGGTTGGTATTGATTACCACACTTAGAAGTTGCATCAATAGTGTCGTTAGTTGATGTCAATGAGTTTGTAGTTAGACAAGCAACTGGTTTAAAAGTACCATCGTTGTCTATGTCAGCTAAAAGGATATAATCCCTACCGCTTACTTTTGTTTCTGCCATTTTATTTTAATTTTGAGTTATTATTAAATTATAAGTTATTATTGTTCTAAATACGTTGTCCAAAGGGTTTAAACCATCTAAATTTCTAATTGCACCTACCACCAAACTTGAAGCATAAAACCCATTTGCAAGGGTAATATCCGTGTCTGAATTGATTGCATTTAGTATTAAATCGCTTATCGTTTCGGCTCTTTTATAACCAAAGTTACTATTTTTTATGACAATGTCAACATCAAGTGTAACCGAGTTAGTATAGCTGATTTTACCTTGATCCTGATTAGAAGTTCTGCCACTCATAATGATATACTCATTAGGTGCATTATCAGGTGCAATACCATCGTAAACAGGCAATGCACTTGAGCTTGTCAAGTTAGTATAAAACCACTTCTTTATTTCTATATTAGGATTAAGCATTTAATAATTTATTTAGTCTTTGTATAAGTTTAGGTTTTTCCATTTCATAGGCTGGTATTAAGAATGGTTGAGGTCTCATACCTTTTCTTAGTATGCTTAAAGCTATTACATAAGCTAAACTTTTATCATTTCTGCCATTACCAATACCCTTTCTTTTTACCCACAAAGTTAAGGCTTCAACCATATCTTTAAACTTGCCACCACTTTTTCCTTTAAATTGTTGAGCATAAGATGTAAAGTCAGCTGGAACATTTACTTGTGGTCCAGTACCAAATTCAACATAAGCAGAATATGAAGCGTTTGCTGCAACTGTATATGTTAATTCACTATCCTTAGTTAATGCTATTTGGTTCCTTAATTGACCAAAATTTACTGGTGCTAATCTTTTAGCTTGATTCTCAATCTTAAGAGCAGATGCGTTTATTTCATTACTTACATCTTCTTTTAACGCAGTAGTTAATTTATTTAACTTTCCTTCAAGTTCTTTAATTCCACTTAAACTTACTGCAAATGCCATTAGAAGTACATTAATATTTCATAAAATCTAAATTGGTCCTCTACATCCTTAATAGAGTGTATTGTATATCTATCGCCTTCTACCTCTATTTGGTAATTATTGTTAATTGTTACATCGCACCTAATAAATAACTTAGCAGAACGAGTAAAACTCAATTGTGCCTCCAATAAAGCTCTATTTTGGTTTTCAGGTCTAAAATCACCAAATACAGTACCTTGTAAGGCAAAAGTAGTCGTAAAGCCACCTTGCCCATCAGCAGTCCTTGTAGGCACATATAAGCCTATTTCAGAGTACATTGTATTGGCATCCACATAAATTCCTTTCTTGCTTCCTAATCTCATAATATTGGGCTTATTCTTGTCCAGCGTTGACAGGCTTTCCAAGACTTTTCACAAATACCTGTATCTGAATCTAATCCTCTATTCTCGTAATCGTAAGACACTTGATCTAAAATAGCAATCTTTAGGTCATTTGGGATAGTTGCATATCCAACTGTGTAAGTAGCCTTTAAATTTCTAAAAGCAGGTCTTTGTAATTGTGGAAACTTACCACCTACTAAAGTATAATCAGCAGCTACAATTGTATTATTATTTTGGTCAATTAATGAAGTAAAACTATTTACTGGACCATAAGGAAGGTTAAAATTGCCATCAAAATTAGTAAACCAAACAACTGCAGTCTTAGGAATTAAACTCAAACCTGTGCCTACTTCAATGGCTTCTCTTGCTTGTTTAATCATTAAAGAGATTTGAGTATCATCAATAGAACTACTTACTCTGCAATACAATTTAGCCTCTGCAAGTGTAACAGGTTCAACAACTGGAGCAGTATCGGTTAAAGTATAATCTATAATAAAATTAGAATATGCCATACATCTTTTTTACAAATTTACATTATTTATAATAAAAAACCCCCTACTATTAAGTAAGGGGTCTTTATATCTATGTAAGATTAGAACTATACGTTTCCTAAGTCAGCATAAATTGCTGAAGTTGGTTGCATTAAGTTAATATCTTCATAACACTCGATACGAGCAGTAACCATATTTTGTTGGAAGTTACTAGCATTCTCATAAGAGAACTCAATAGCCATTCCTTCAACCTCAATTCTTTCTACGAAGTTGTTATCTAAAATAAGTACTTTATCATCAGTAACCCAAGAAGCAGCAATTACAGGAGTACCCCATATTGTGATGCCACCATTAGGATTAACAATAACACTACCAGCACCAGCATAATAACCAGCAGCAATAGTTTCTTTCAATAAGCGACCTAATTGAGCAGGGCTTACTAAAGCAACAGAAGATACAAAGTTTGCACTCTTTTGATTTGCGATATAGTCAACTAATTGCTTTAAATCAACAGTTTCAGCAGTTGTAGTAGAACCAGTTGCAGCAGCAGATACAGTAGAGAAAAACGCAGCATTCTCAGCTTTGTAGAAATCTCTAGTTAACATTCTTGGTAAAGTTGTACTCAAGAAAGGTAAACTTCTAGCCATTTGCTTAGAGAAAGTTGAAAAACCAGCTATGTAGTCATTTACAACTTTAACCTCGCTTAATGCGTAGCTATTCTCACCTTTGTTAGAACCTTCAGTTTGAGCAGCAATGTTGTTAGCAGTAGCAGTCTCTTTGTAGAATACATAAAGACCTGACTCACTTCTTACAGTTGGTACTAAATCACGGAAGTTGATTGCTTGACTTGGTAAGATAGATGCATTAAGAGCATAAGATGCTTGAGCATCTCCAGTTAAACTTGCAGATAAAGTCATAGACTTAACATCAGATAAATCTAAACGGAATTTTCCGTTAGACTTCATTTGTTTTTCCATATCATCCAATTTGCCATCTAACTTCTCAATGATAACCTCATCAAGATGTTTTACTTCACGCTTTGCAGCTTTTTTTGTTGCAGCAGCTTGAGCATCAAATTGTTTTTGTGCTTCATCTCTTACAACTCTTATCTCAGACTTAGTTTCTTCTAACTTAGCTTCGATGTTTGCTTGAAAACCTTTAAGGTTCTCAGCCATTTCGTTAATTACGTTTTCCATTTTTACTTTTTTAATATTTTATTAAATTCTTTAATTGCCTTCAGGACTTGTTCATCATTGTTTTTAATTTCTTCGATAATCGGCTCAGGTGATTGCTCGGTCTGAGTGATTTCTTTAACGATTTCAATTTCTAATAATTCTGATTGAATCCTTTTTATTTCAATCTCCATCAACGCAAAGGTCTCATCTGTGAAACGACCACCTTTAAACGCTTTCAAGAGTTTCTCTAGCCTATTTGCTAATTGCTCT